AGGGGTGCCTGCGAACTGCATGGACCCCATGCTGCCGTCCTGATTCTTCGTGAAGCCGGTCATCGAGTAGTTGCCGTTGGCCCTGATCTCCGTCTCCATGGCACCGATGAAGGCGCTTCCGGCGAGGAAGGTGTCAGGCTCGCCACCGTAGCGGGTCAACTGCCTGCGCTCCGACTGGAGCACTTGCAGGAGAGCGCCACCGTTGGCGATGTTGCTGGCGATAGGCGCTCCGCCCCATGCCGCCAGCGCCGGGGTGCCGCCGACGGCGGTGCCCATTGCTGTCGTGTAGGCGCGGTTCCTCCACCACTCGAACCCGGCGGTGGCCCGGTTGATGCCGCCGACGACGCCGACGGACGGGTTGTCTGCGATCAGCAGCTTGAGACCGGCGAGCGCCTTGGCGTCGGCGACACCGTCGCCGTACATCAGGGCGTTCATCTTCCTCGCGTACTGCTCGCCGAGATCGAACAGCTTGTCTTCCAAGAGGCCGACAAGCACCGTCATCTCGCGGCGGGAATGCTCGGTCGTGCGCTCCCCATTCGAGCCGGGATCGACGACGGAGATGCCGTCGATCTTCAGTTCGGTGTGGGTCATCGTCAGACCGATGTGGTGCTCGCGCCACGTATAGTTGGCGCGCTTGATGTTGGCGGGCGTGTAGAACACCACCTGATCGTCGTGGGTGTAGCCCTTGACGGAGTCGTTGGTGCCGCCTGCGCCGAAAGCGCCGGAGACAGCGACTGAGATGTCTCCCTTGCCGCCGGGGAAGTACTTCTTGCGAGCCACCATCTTGTCGAACAGTGGCCGCTTCTGGAGCGACTGCCGCCAGACATCACCCTTGTCGAGGTAGAAGTCGAGCGCTGCGTTCGCGATGTTGGTGAGTTCACCTGCTGTGAAGGCCATGGGGGTTCAAACCCTCCAATCAGCCTCCTGCCCGTCTGGCGTTGTCCAATCCAATGAGTGCTGCTTCCATTAGAGTTTTCGGAGCCGCGCGGGCAGAAGAGGGTTGCGGTGAGGCTCCATTCGGCTGTCTGGGCGTCGCTGCTGGCCGGGGACTGATCGTGCGCATCTGGCGGTTCACTTCGTCATATGCAGCCTTGGTGATCTCCAAGGCTTCGTTGACGTTCGCGATGGTGCCGCCACGCTCGAACAACATGGCCTGCGCCGTCCTCCGAATGGAGGGCGCTTTTGCCTTGTAGTCCGGATCGTTCGCGGAGAGCCGAAGCTCGAACGAGGAGACAGCACGCTGGACGTCGGCCTGAATCGCATGGACTTTGGAGACCTGTGTCTCCTGCTGCGTCTCGCGGAGTTCAAAGTTGGTGCGCTGGGTGTCATAGCGCTGCCGGGCGAACTCCTTGGCCGCTGTCTCGGTCATGTGACCGGCGCGGACGCGGTCGGACAGGTCCTTGGGGAGAACGACCCCGAGATACTCCTGCGCCGTGCGTACATAGGGGGCAATCGTCTTGTAGAACGTCGCGTAGTCACCAGCCCGCAGCATGGCTGCGATCCTGAGTGTCCCGGCGATATCCTCGCCGGAAAGCTTGTTCTGGGTGGCGAATTGCTCAAGCTCGCCGCCGATCTCAGCCGCAGGACGAAGAGCCGCAACCTCGTTGCGTAGCTCCCTGCGCTGCTTCAGCAGCTTGTTGATCTTCTTCCTGACGGCGGGAGCAGCATCCGCAGGCGCTGGCTCGTCGTCGTCGGGCGAAGGCCCGTCGTCTGTCTCTAAATCCTTATCCGCCTGATCTGGGTCTTGAGGCGTGGTGTCGTCTTGGGGAGAAGACGGTTCCTCGGGCTTTGCCAGCACGTCCTTCTCGTTCGTGGCCGGAACCACCTTGAGAACGGCGTCGAGCAGGGTGCTTTTGGATTGGTCCCCTGAAGAATCGGCCGACGGCTCGGTCGGCGTCGATGGGCTTGGAGACGGGGCCGCTGCGGACGGCGTCGCGTCCCCTGACGGGGGCGGCGCGCTGTCCGGAGAAGCAGTGGGAGGTGCTTCGTCGGCCATCGGCGTCTCGTTGATGTTGCAGCGTTATAGTCGCAAAAATTTGTAGCCGTCTACTGCAATCGCTGGGTAGGGTTCGGCGTCGGCGGTGCAGGCGCTGCCGGAGGAGGTGCCGGGGTCTGAGAATTGGTTGGCGGCGGTTGTGGCGCGTTGAGACCCCCCTGCGGTCCCTGCGCGGCTGGGTCGCCCTGACCGGGAAGCCCCGGTATCTTCCCGGCATTCATCGCTGTCACGGACGGCAGTCCGTCGGCAACCGCCTCGTCGACGTCGAGCTTGTCGTCCATCCGCTTGATGGCTTCCTTGGCGAGGAAGTTCGGCTTGACGCCGGGAAGCTGCATCAGGATGGGCGCGAGACGCTCGAAATTCTGAAGCTCCTGCGCTTGGTTCGGACGGCCGGAAGAGCCTGCCTGAATTTCAAGGAACAGGTCCTTGGCGACCTCCGACTTGGTCAGCACCGGCCACATCGCGCCGGGACCGACGATGGACTTCACGACCTCTTCCGAAACATTGAGAAGAAGGATTTGACCAGCCGCACGAGCAATGCCGGTGAGGGTCTCGTCAATGTCGTCGATGGAGGAGCCGGTGGCGTTGGCCTTGGCGCTCGCGGCATAGGATGTCTCTGTCGCAGTGTCTCCGCTGGTGCCTCCCAGATCAGCTTCCTGATCTCCGGTGGCACGTTGAAGGTCTTGGAAGATCGGGTTGACCTCGTACAGGTTGGGATCAATCGGCGCTCCTTTTACAGCCTGCAACAATTGGTTGATGTCCTGCCCCGGCTGCATCCCGGCGACGCCGATCAGCGCGTTGACGGGGTGGTTCTTGAAGGCGTCGAGATCGTCCTCGGAGAGCGTCCCCTCGGCATAGGCGGTCTTCGGCCGGTTGGCGATGCGGTGTTCCCGGAGGCCCTGCCGCGCACGATTCAGTTCGCGCTGCATCGGCCGGATCAGGGCGACGTCGCTCAAGGGATAGACGCGCCCGTCGACCTCGTTGAAAGCCGTCAGGAACCACGGCCAGAACCGGTCGGTGTAGATTTCGGGCTTGGCCGGTTCGCGCAGGAAGTCGTTGTAGCCGTCGCAGACCACGTAAACGAGGCCGTCCTTCTTGTTGTAGAGGTGCCAGACGAGGCAGCAATCGCTGTCTCCGGAGTCGATGGCGGTCTCGGTGGAGCCACCGGTCTCCCACGACTGCCGGGCACGCTCGTAGTCGGTGCCGACATCGGTGCGGGCGTAGGAATTATAGCCCTTGGAGACATCCTTGCCGTAGGTCTCCTGCACCTCGTTGATGGTCAGCAGGAACTCCTCGGCGACCCAGTCGGCACCCAAGAAGTCGCGCAACTGGATGACGTGCGGATCGGGGATGATGGCGGTCGATTTCGGCCACGAGAACACGAGGCCCTCGCGGACCACGATGTCCTGCTCCTTGGCGAGGTCGGCGATGGTCAGGCGCAACTGCTCGGCGGCGGCGCTGTTCTCGTCGACCTCCCCGTCGGCCATGTCGGCCGAGATGCGCTCGACGGTCTGAAGCTGGGCTTGGATGTCGGCGATCCGGCTGTCCATGTCCGGGTCCTTGCCCATGACACGCTGGAATCCGATGCGGCACCAGCCGACGCCCGACGTGGACGCCCGGCGCACCGTCATCTTCATCATTGACTTGAACGATTGCTGCTGCTCGCTGACCTCGTACTCGTAGAGAATCTCCAGCGTGCGGGCGATGCGGTTGAGGATGGTCAACTGCCGCTTGACGTTCTGGCTGTCCTCGATGACCATTTGCGCATGTTGCACCTCATCAGGTGGCGGCATCATGGGTGCTGGCGGCTGTGGCGTCGCCATGGTCGGAGAGCCGTCTGGGCCGGGTGCGCCCGGCGAGCCTCCGGCGGTGTTGCCCGGTCCAGCGACGGGAGCCGGTGCCGTGGGTAGGCTCCCCGGCATCGGCATCCCGTCGAGACCACCGGCACCGGCTCCGGCTCCCGGACCACTCGTGGTCGGTGCCATACCGGGTGCCAGCGATGGGATTCCAGCGTGTTGGGCAAGCGCCATGGTGGCGAGCATCGCCGCCTGCTGGGCCTGCTGGACGGTCGCCTGCGCCTTGGCAAGCTCCTCCATGGTGCCGTCCCAGATGGTGGACAGAATCCGCGGTCTCCGGCGGCAGACGGCTTTCGGGTTCTTGGCGTAGACGGTGGCGACGCGCTTCTGGATGTGTTGCAGCGTGATGTTGGCGACGTAGAGGTCGTTGACCTCGACATCTCCGTAGACCGACAGCTTGGGGTCCTCGTTCCACTGGAGACCAGCAGCGAATTTCTGGTCCTTCTCCATCTGCCGGAACGTCTTGTCCCAGAAGGTCTTGGCCTGCTTGATCATGTCGGTCACGGAATCGACGAGGGCTTTGCGCTTCTCGTCGGGTTCCGGTGTTTCCCGTGAGACAACGTCTCCCTGTGTCTCCGGCGGCACCAGCAGGGGGTGCGGCTCCGGCGGCGGGCCGACATCGAAGGGAGAACCGGGAGGAGGGGTTGCGCCAATGGGTGGGAGAGCCATTGCACCTAGCTTTCTATGTCAGAGGGTTGTCGTCCTTTTTCTTCCAGACTTCAGCCAGCGTGATCGGTCTCGTCTGCCTGACCGGAGGGTTGATGTGCTTGCCGGGCGCGCTCGTCAGCACGCGCGGCGACGACAGCTTCTTGGTCAAGACCAGCGGGTCCTTGCGGTTCGCCAGCAAGGTCCGTTCGTCCGTCTGCGCCTTGCTGTCCGGGGTGTGCCAGCGGCCCATCACCAGCCCGCCCTCTGGGCGTCGTTGAGCTGTCGTTTGCGGTCGGTGCTGTCGGACTGCTTGACCCAAGCGAAGGTTCCCACTGCCGGAGCCGGTTTCTTCGGGCGAGCGATCTTAGGTGCTGTCTGCGCACCCAGCCCGGAGCCGATCCACGCAAGAGCATCGACAAGATCATCTCTGGCTCCGAACGGGAACTGGAGAAGCTCCTGCCGGGCCTCCATCCACCACGGAGCAAACGATGGAAAATAGACCATCCCCATCGCCATTCTCGCCATGATCGATTGGGCGCGAGACTTCTTGTCATGGACCGGCGTGACCTCGCACACGGAGCAGAACGTGGCCCGCTCCATCATGCGCTTGCGCAGGAACGGGCCGATGGATTTCGAGATGTGGCCGCGCTCCGCCCACCAGTAGAGCGGCTTGTACTTGGCCATCAGGTCGATCATGCGCTCGACGACATGGTCCGTCGAGAGGTGCGCCCAGACGATGTCCTCCATGATCCAGAGGTTCTGCTCCTCGTCGACGCCGACGATCACGCAGCACGTTTTGTCGCGATCCTGCGTGGTGGAGACAGCGTGATCGCTGGCTGCGTAGAAGCGAAGCTTGTCGTTCGGCGGGCGCTGGCCACGGCTATAGGTCTTGATCTTGTCGGCAGGAAAGAAGTTGCCCTTCTCCGGCGTCGGAGACCCCTGATACAGCGCTTGGAAGCCGCGCGGATCGGCAGAGCGCATCTCTTCGAGATATTGCACAGGGAAGCGTGCGGGCCACAGCGCTGCGCCCTGCGGTCTGCCCAACGGGTCTCCAACCCCGAGAGACAAAGCTGGCAGGTCGATGATCTTCCATTTCGGACCCTCGGTCGGCGAGTAGTCCGGGTTCTGCGGGTCGGTGAGCCGACCAACGAGGTCGTCCTCGTGCCAGCGCGTCTGGATGATGACGATCCAGCCCACGCTTGAAAGGAGACGGGTCTTGGCGACCTGATTGTACCAAGACCACAGTTTGTTGCGGGTGACGAGCGAGTCTGCTTCGACGCGATCCTTGATCGGGTCGTCGATCAGCAGGCCAATCGATCCGCGCCCGGTGATGGCGGAGCCACGGCCGACGAAAAAGAGCTTTCCGCCGTCCATGGTCTCGACGCGGTCGACGCTCGCGGTGCGCAGCGCCATCTGCGGAAACACCTGCCGGTAGACGCTGTCCTCCATGATCTCGCGGACCTCGCGGCCGAAGTCCCACGACAGCTTGTCGGAATAGGTGGCGAGGATGATGGATTCCTCGGGATGCCGACCCTCGAACCAAGCCGGGAAGAGCCTGCTCGAAAGCTGGCTCTTCCCGTGTCTCGGGGGCACGTTGATGATCAGGCGAGGGATCAGTCCGATCTCAACCTGCTCCAAGGCATAGGCAATGGCCTTGTGGTGAAGCTCGGTGATGAAGGCGCTCTTGGTGACGTCGTCGGGGTTGTCGGCGTCGGGCATCATGAAGCGGGCGAAGGTCAAGAGATCGTCCTTCGCCTCGATAGCGGCTTTCCGCCGCCTCAGCGCGTTGAGATGACGCCGTGTCTCCGGCGGTATGATGATGCGCTGGTTCAACCCGGATCGTCTTCCCCTGCTCCGACGAACTGCCCCTGCTCGGTCATCCGGTCGCGCAGGACATAGGCTTCGAGCGCCCACATCTGCCGGATGGCGTCTTCCTTGGCGAACTTGACGCCAAGGGCGGCGTCGAAGTTTTCGGCGTCGGCGGGCGCGGACTTGCCGACGATGGCGAAGCCGTTGGCCAGCGTGAGCACGGCAATGGTCATGTGCGGGATCGACTGCGGGTGGATGAACTCCTCGTGGGCGATCTTCGCCAGCATGGAATCGAGGGTGACCCGGTTGGGGGTCTTCTGCACCGCTTTCGAGGCGTCGTCGCTCATTCTCAGCGACGACAGATCGGTGCGGGCGTGGCGTTCGGTGTCGGTCTCTACGGGCATCTTAGCTCTCCGTTTTGAGGGTTTCGGTCTCTTAGTCATCGTCCTTCCTAGACGATTTCTTGCCGCTGCGCGCCGCCACCGCCTCGGTGAACTCGAAGTCGAGTGGCCCGGCAACATTCATGTAGGTGTGGACCTCGACGGGGCAGACCGCCGGGACCACGAACAGCGATGGCTTCACTCCCGTCGTCACCTCGGTGTCGGAGACAAAGGTGGTCGGCTCCGGCAGGCCGTTGAACATGATGGTCGAGACGCCTTCGATGAAGCCAGTGCCGATGCAGGAAAGCACGATGTCGGCTGCATCCCCGGCAACCGCGCTGGCGGGAGACAGGCTGTCGAGCGTCGGCGGCGGTGCCTCCTCCTCCGGGACGGGACCGCCCTCGTAGGTGACCCACTCGGAATCTGCCTTGACGATGTCGGCCTGAAGCTGGAGGCCGCGTGCGACGCGGTCCTTGTGCAGGACGTTCTTGTAGGTGTCTGTGAATGCCGTCAGGGCGTCGGCGAAATCCTGCTCGGCGTCTTCGATGCTTTTCGCCTCTGCCTTGTGCTTGGTGTCCTTGGCCACTGGTGCCTCCTTAACCTCTGATGTCGGTGTGTTTCATCACGATGTTCATGCCGCAGTCTGATCTGTCGGTTCGTCGTCCGGCGTAGGGTCCACGGCGTCGGCAGGCTCCTGTTCGATGGGGTCCACTTCCGGCTCGGGGTCCGGCTTGTCCTTGGTCCAGCCGTCGTCGCCGACCAGCAATCCGGCCTGCGCATTGAGGCCGTCGATGACCTTCTGGCGGTCGTACTTGTTGCGGTACTGCGCGATCAGGTTCGACAGCGCGAGTTCAAAATCGATGTACATGCCACCTTCCTCCTCTGGCCAGCCCGACGGGCTGGATTTGACGTCTGCGAGGGTGATCATTGCAGCCTCGGCAGTCCGCCACCCATACCAGCGAGCGCCAGCAGAACATAGATGACGGCGATCACACCGATGATGATCGACACGACCTTGAGCAGCTTGTTCAACGGTTCCGGCACCGGCAACCAGTCCGCGATCCACCAGACCAGCCCCACGACGACGCAAACGATGAGCAGATAGACGAGTTGGTTGATCATGATGCCTCCTATCGGGCGTTGCGACCGCCTTTCGGCGGATCGAAACCACCACCACCCGGCTTGCCGGGGTCGTTCAGCAGATCGAAAACGATGGCGGGATGCTCACGCAAAAACTCTTTGAGCCGCTTGCCGTCGAGACCTTCGAGGCGACCTTTCAGCTTCTGAATGTCGATTGGTGGCCTGCCGCCGGGGCGTCCTGAACCGCTGCCGGGCCGACCGGGATCGCCGGGATCGCCGGGGTCGCCGGGATCGCCGGGGTCGCCACCGCCGGGGGTTCCGGTTCCAGCATCAACATCCCCTGTATCACCCGGTCCTGCTTGCCCACCGGACGACGAAACATCCCCAACGCCGCTGCCAGCAGCACCAATACCGCCAGCAGCGCCGACAGCAGCACCAGCAGGTTCCGCATTTGCAGTCTCACCTCTACTATGGCCAACATTTCGCGTCGTCGTGCGGGCGCAGCTACCGTTATCTGCACGCACCTGTAGCAGCACGCGGCACTGATTTTCCGAAAAATCCGGTTTCTCGGCGTGAGCAGCCGTCGACATCAAAATGCCTATCAAAACGATATGCGATCTCATTGGTGCAGGCGGTCCACGATCAGGTTCAGCGCGGCGCAGTAGCTGGCGATCTGCTCTTCCGAAGGCGCGCTGTCGAGGACGACCCCGACAGTCCAGCGATCCGCGCCGCTCGCTGCGTAGGCCGTCGAGACCGACCAGCGCTCCGGCCCGCCGCGCTCGGCGACCACGCGCACGATACAACCGCTTTTCGACGGGACTTCCCGGTACGAACTGAGGAACCTGTCGAGCAACTGCTCGTCGTTCAACGCCCGGTAGACGACATACGCCGGGATCAGCATCAGCAACAGCGCGAAGATCACCAGCAGGTTGGTCCATGACAGTCCCTTGATCGCCGAGATCGCCCCGGCCAGCCAGCCTGCGTTGGGCTGTAGCTCGGCCATTCACGTCACACGATCTCCCCGTTGACGCGAACGCGGACCTCAAACCCGACCGGCACCGACCCGATATTGACATCGACATAGACGACCTCGACACCGGGATCGGGGTCAGGCCCCGGCTGCGCGTTTCCAGCCGGACCCATCCATTTGACGCACGCCTCGGCGCTGCCGTTGAAGGCGTCGAGGTCGACATGTCCGCTGATGCCCTTGACCGTGCCGGTGTCGGTGTACTGCCACAGCGACCATTGCGGCCACGTCGCCGTTGGCCATGTCGGAGTGCCGGTGGTGTACTGGGCGATCCAGAGAGACGTGTTCTTGGCCAGCAGATCGTTGTGGGTGTTGCCGAGTTTCTCCTTGATGACGTGGCCGCTGTAGATCGTGATCTGGAGGTCGGGGCGCTTGTCCATGATCGCCTGCACGCAGGCGCACAGATCGATGATGTTGACGCGGTCGTCCTCGTAGTCGAGCACGACGCGAGACCCCAGCGGCATCACCTTGTCCTGCTCGTCGATGTAGTGGCGCATCTGGTCTTCCATCGAACCGGGCCGCAGGAAATGGTAGGTGGAGACAGCGAGACCGGCGACCAGAGCGTCGGTGGCGCGTCCCATCCAAGTGTCGTCGACGTAGCTCTCGCCCTCGGTGCATTTGAGGATGACGCCGACGATGCCGCTCTTCCTGACCTCGCCCCAGTTGGGCGTCGGCTGGTAGTGCGAGATGTCGATGACGAGCGGGGTCATGTGAAGGTGAACGGCTTCGAGACCGTGGTGATCAGGCCCTTGCGGACGGCGACGTTGTAGACGGTGTTCTGCGGGATCAGCAGGGGCTTGGCGAGGATGGTGATCGATGTCGGGGACACGAAGGTGCTGGCGTAGAGAGCGCCATTCACCAAGACCTCGCACGCGGCTGAGAAATTCGTTCCGGTCAGGGTCACCGTGAGGTCGGCAGCGCCAGCGGCCGCGCTGACGGGCGAGATCGAGGCCAGCGTCGGGATGTTGGTGGTGTTGGTCTTCATCCACTCGGCGGCGGTCTCGGCATTGATGAAGTGGTAGCTCTTGGCGTCGTCGCCAAGGGCGTAAATCTTGAGGTCGCCACGCCTCCGATAGCTCACGAACTGCATGTCTGATGTCTCCTTCACGCGGCTGCTGCCGCCTCCAGTGCCGTTACCTTCGCAGACAGTTCCTTGACCGCGTTGATCAGGGCGTAGGTGAGGTTGGTGATGTCGATGTTGCGCACGTCGTCGTGCTCGACGCCGTCGATGAAGCCGGTCGTGATGTTGACCAGTTCCGGCATCACCGCCTCGGCCTCTTGAGCTATGAGACCGACGATCTCGGTGCCGTCGAGCGCCATCTGGTAGTGGGTGCTTTCGGGGTACGGCGCGGCCTTTGCGCTGGCGTGGGTCGGCTCGTCGTCCTCGGGGTCGAGGTCCATCGTGCCGGGGGCTTCGACGGTGTCGTTGCCCTTGTAGGTGTAGACCCTCGGCTGCAACGCGACGATCTCGGCGAGGCCCATCGTGTAGTCGGCCTTGACGGTCTTGATGCGCTCGTCGGAGATCGCCACCCACGATCCGGCGGTCGACTTGGCGGCGGTCGGCCCGGTGCATGTGATGTTTCCCGCCGCCGAATAGACGAACTGGTTGGACGTGATGCTGGTGCTGCTGGGGCGGAGGCAAACGCTGCCGCCAGTCCCGCACAGGTAAGCGTTGCTGCTCCCAGCCAGTGCGGCAAACATACCGACTTGCGCGTAAACGATGCCCTCCGGGACATAGAAATCCCCGGCGCTGGCGACGTAAGCCTGCCCGGTGGCGCTGCCGCTGCCGTTGGGGCGCAGGTAGCAGTTGCCGCCATTACCCGCGAGGACGAGCGAACCCCCGCCGGACGGGTTCTGGACGATGCCGTTGGTGACACTGATGCCCCCGCTGGAGGTGATGGCGGCACCAGCGATGTTGCCGGTGGCGATGATGGTGCCACTGGTCGAGAAGCTGCCTGCCGTGACGTTGCCGGAGGTCGAGAAGCCGCCGACGGCAGTCAGGATGTCGGTGACCTTGTCGTAGGTCAGCCCGGCGTCTCCGGCGAACACGGTGCCGCCGTCGTTGAACTGCACTTGCGTGGCGAGGCCACCCGGCACCGCGCCCGGCACGGCGGCAACGACAGCCTTGACGTAGGCCGTGGTGGCGATGCTGGTGTCGTTGTCGGACGTGGCTGGCGTCGGCGCTCGCGGGTCGCCCGTGAAGACTGGGCTGGCGATGTCGGCCTTCCCAGTGAGAGGCGCGACGGCGTTGGCCACGAAGGCCGTGGTGGCAATCGAGGTGTCGCTGTCCCCCGGTGCCGCCGTCGGCGCTTTCGGGTCGCCCGTGAACGTCGGGGAATTGGTGGGAGCCAGCGTCGCCGCCATCTGGCCGACGGCGGTTCCGACGAACTGCGTGGTGGCAAGCTGGGTCGTGTAGTTGCCGTCGGCGGCGGTCGGCGCTCGCGGCACGCCCGTGAGGGTCTGGCTGTCGATGTTGGCCTTGAGGAGGTTGATGGTGTTCTGGGCGGTCGAGATGGGCTTGTTGGCGTCAGAGGTGTTGTCGACGTTGCCCAGACCGACGCTCGCCTTGTCGTGGGTCTGCCAGCTTTTGTCTCCACGCCAGTACTGGGCGGTGGTTCCGGCGGCAATCGTGGGTTCTTTCCCGGAGAGATCGACCGCAGTGGCAAGGCTGTCCCACTGGGCGGCGCTGAAGGCTCCTGCGGGGACGGCACCCTTCGCACGGTAGAGAATGCCCCCTTGGACGACGAAGTTGCCCAGCACGTAGTCGGTCGCGGCCGAGAAGTAGCGCACGGCGACCAAGTCCACTGCGTTTTTCCCGGCATCGATGACGCCGAACTGCAAGTCAGCAAAGTTCGCGAATAGCTCTCCCGGCTCGCGCGATCCGGCGGCAGGGCGTTGCAGCTTGACTGAGGAACGCAGGGTCTGGACGCGCATCGTCATGGCTATCTAGCCTTTCTCAGAAGGTCCCGCTGTCGATGAAGCCCGGTGCCCACGCGAAACCGGGTCCGGGACCGGCAATCGGCACCTGACCCTCGGCAGTGCCACTGGGGACGGGCGCAATGGGCGTCCAAG